TGAAAGAAGAGAAGATCCCAAGCAGAACATCTCCGAGAGACAGCCGTCGAGGCTGCCTCTGCAAGGAGACCAATACCTACAGCAGAAAGTGCTGTGACGGTTCGCTATGGGCCCAGGGCGTAGGATCGATATATCTAACAGACTGATGAGATTAAGCAATAACCTCACACTAAAGGAAGCGACAAGGAGTGCAACGGCCTTGCGTAAGGGAATCTCCAATGAGCCTAGCATAGACCACCTGGAGAACCTCAAGCGCATAGCCGAGAATGTATTCCAGCCGGCCAGGGACCACTTCGGTGTCCCTATCCAGGTAACAAGTGGCTACAGATCCGAGGAGCTCAACAGAGCGATCGGAGGATCGTCACGATCACAGCACTGCAAAGGTGAGGCCCTGGACCTAGACGTGAACAACGAGGTGAGCAACAGCCAGCTCTTCAACTATATAAAAGAGCACCTAGACTTTGATCAGCTGATATGGGAGTTTGGAGACGACCAGGATCCGGACTGGGTACACGTAAGCTACACGAAAGAAGAAAACAGAAGACAAGTACTAAAGGCAAAGCGAGTAAACGGCAAAGTGAGCTATGAGATTTATTGAGATATTCAAAAACGATAACGAATGGAATGAGAAGACGATCATCGGCTTCCTATCCTTCGCAGTTATGGTCCTGGTAATGATTGCCGACGTCGCTACTGGTGCAGCAGGAAAGCACCTGCCAATAAACGAATTCACATACAACAGCTTTGTATTTGTAACGCTAGGCAGCTTCGGCATCGCTGGACTAGAAAAATTTGCAAAAAAATGACATCAACAGATATCAAGGTATATTTACTCAACGCAAGTACGCTAGCCATTAGCTTTGCACAGATAGAAGCGGCGCTTAAGATAGCGCTGCTGATTTTATCAATCGGATACACAGCTCAACGTTGGTACCTAATGCAGAAAAACAAAAACAATGAGTAAAGATTTTGAAGGAAGCCTTGAAGACTTCATCAACGAACTAGAACAACAAGAACAACCCGAGCAATGCTCAATAGACGATCCCGAATGCGAGGCCTGTGGCTCATAAGCATTGCCCTACTGCTGCAAAGCTGTGGTGCCCAGTGGCACCTAAAGCGTGCGATTGCAAAGGATCCCACCATTGTACAGGAGAGAAGCATAAAAATAGACACAGTGCTAATAACGGAAGAAAAGACCGTTAGAGACACGATCGTACTAAAAAGGATAGATACCACCAGGATAGAGAGAAACGGCGTTAGAATCGAGATAAGACGCATTCACGACACGATACAGATAGATGCTCAATGCCTGCCGGACACAATCCGGCTGGTAAAAGAAATATCTGTCCCAAAGATTGTGTACAAAGAAAAAAAAAGTACCTTTGGTCTAGTTAAGTTAATTATTATATTAGTTATATTACTAATATTAGTTAATATAGCTAGGGCTTTTAAGCCCTAGCGTTAATTAGAAGGGACAATGAACATCGTAGATACACTACTAGCAATAGATACATCTATCCAGGCTCACTGGAATGACAGCACATCTGACCAGGAGCGCAAGCAAGCGCTCAAGGAGATCAGCAGATGCATCTACAAGCAGATAGGAAAATACGATCCCGACAAATCACAACGACTTTTAGATGCAATGGACCAATGAGATTGAGATCGCTATTGGGAAAGTACCGTCGCTCAACGCCTTCTACTCCAGCAAGCACTGGACCTTCAGAAAGAAGGAAAAAGACAAGTGGAAAGCAGAGATCGATAGAGAGCTTCTACGCTATGACGTTGATAGCTACACAGCTGCCAAAGTACATATACGGTGCAACTATCGCTACGACGTTGATAATTCTATTATGGTTGCAAAGTTCGTTTGCGACAGTCTTGTGGATCTTGGATTCATTCCTGACGACAGTCCTAAACACGTTCGAGAAATTAAACTCCTGGCTGATCAGGAGATTACAAAAGACACTGCAGTAATTACAATATCCCTACGTTAGTCCCTTTGTTTTGTAGGTAAGGAGAGGCCCGGTTTAATTCCCGGGCCTTTCTTGTGTGTTCAAAATTAATGTGTTACGTTAGCACTAACCATAAAACAAAGGACAATGGAACAACAACTCAACGAGATCTACAGAGCAGAGATCGAAGCACTCCGAATGGAGCTGCACCTTACCCGAAACTTTATCTACAGAGACTACTCAATGAAAGGCATCGACACTACGACAGCCCAGTCCCTGGTAGACGAATACATTAAGAATGTCAAACAAGAAAACTACTAACAATGACAACAGCGACGATCAAAGACGTAATGTTCCAAAAAGAATGGAACGGATTACAAATCTACAAACTGACAATGGACAACGGCCAATCAGGTGATATCTTCACCAAGAGCTGGGAACCGAAGGTCGGAGAGGAACTCACCTACACTTACGATGCAGAGAAGAGTAGAATGAAAAGACAGAATCCTAACTACCAAGGAGGTGCTCCAAGTGGAGGAGGATACAAGAGCAGCTACTCTCCAAAAGGAAACAGCGACAAGGATAAACTGATTGTACGACAGGTGGCCCTAAAGGCCGCCGTAGAGTTCTCAACAGGAATGAATCTAAAAGCAAACCAGGTACTCCAAGTGGCTGATATCTTCAACGATTGGATCAACATCAAGCCAAAGCAAGAAGTACCGGCACCTACCCCGGCACCTACACCGGCACCTGCACAATACAGAGAACAAGCTCCACCACAGCCAGCAACTCCACAAATAGAAGAAGACGATGATCTACCCTTCTAGAGAGATGCTATTAGACAAAGAGGAATTAAGCTACTGTGCCGTCTGCGGCACGGTAGTGAACTCCTCGGAGCTAACCTGCGAAGAATGCTATGACTATGTATGAAGAAGAACTAGAGCGACTAATATCCGAACAACTATGGAGAAAAGATCAAGCATACAAGGATCTTGCCCAAAGTTATGTGATATTGCAGCTACACTTCATAGAGCTACAAGAGCAGCACAATATGCTGCTAGACAGAATTAACTACGACAATGGGACTGACGAAGAATACGATTGACTACGGAAAACTACACGAGGACCTTCTCTCGGTAAAAGAAGGAAGAATCAAAGAAGGCTACACCTTCGGACACAAGGCGATAGACCAGTACTTCAGATTTAAGCCACGAAACTTCAACATCATACTTGGCCACGCCAATGTAGGAAAGACAAGCCTGACGATATACCTGATGCTTGTCCAAAGCCTAAAGAATGATCTGAAATGGCTCATCTACTCAAGCGAGAATGAGCCCTACTCGATAATGAAGAAGCTCATCGAGTACTACAACGGAGAGGTACTGGAGCGTATGACGATGGCTCAATTCGAAACAAGCCTACTCTTCCTACAGCAGTACTTTATGATAATGGACATCAGCGAGCTGCAGACCTACAAGTCTCTGCTGAAGAATGCCCAGGAGGTCTACGACGAATGGGAATACGATGGATTCCTCATCGATCCCTACAACAGCCTAGCGAAAGACAAGACAGCACTCACCGGACTAACGAGTCACGACTACGACTATATGGCCGCAAGTGAGATGCGGATGTTCTGCTCCAAGAACAACGTGAGCATATGGCTGAATACGCACGCCGTCACAGAGGCGCTGCGCAGGACCAATAAGAAAGGATCTAACTACGAAGGACATCCAGCGCCACCAATGGCCGCTGACTCGGAAGGAGGCGGTAAATGGGTGAACCGTGCTTCAGATTTTATGGTGATCCACAGATACAGCCAGCACCCTGACGACTGGATGTACAGCCACCTGCACATCCGAAAGGTAAAAGAGATGGAGACCGGAGGCCGGCCAACACCAATGGAGGAACCTGTAGTGCTCCGCAGCAAGCCAGGGAACACTGGCTTCGAGATAACAGGAGTCGACCTGATCAAGCAACTGCGAAACCCAGCGAAACAGATGGAGATATGAAGAAGCATACGAAAATATATATGCAGCACTTCGGATACGTCCTTGACGACTTCATTCCCTGCGAGGTATGCGGCACAAGAGCCGTAGACATCCACCACATACACAGGAGAGGGATCGGCGGTAATACAGCCGCCGACCACATCGATAACCTGATGGCAGTATGCAGAAAGTGCCACGTAGAATACGGTGATAAAAAAGAACATTTAGAATGGCTGAAACAGATACACCAAGACAAAATATCTCAAGGCTAGAGATGATCATAGACCAGGAGTTTATGCTCCGGGCGCTATGGAAAGAGATTGCACAAGAAAACAATATACAACCCAATCGAAGAAGAGAGAACGTAGTATGGCGCCACGCCTTCCTAGTGGCAGCAACAGAGACGACAGCACTATCTCTAAAGGCTATAGGAAGAGTGATGAACAAGGACCACGCCACAGTCCTCCACGCTCGAAAGCAGCACGAGATGAACTTCACGTACGACAGACGATACAACGCAATATACCTGATGATGATCTCCGAGCTGCAGGCGCTGATGGATCAATACAGAAAGCAGATGGAGGAGGTGATCCTAAAAAGGAAGGTACCCGTCCACGGCGGTCAGACAATGGAATCAATAATTGATATGTACGAAAGGAAGCTGCAAAGCCAGGAGAAGAGATATAAGACTCAACTTGCTGATTATCAGTTGAAAATGAGTATATTAGAAAAAGAGAAAAACAAACAGCAAGAAAGAGCCGAGAAACTAAACAAAGAATGCTTACGATTAAAGAACCTACTATGAGACAGATGGACCACTTCCTACGGATTGCAAACGCAAGGCTACGCAAGATCTATCCGAACAAAGCCCAGCGCCAAGCCTGGGCAGCCAAGATGTATGTACGATGGCTGAAAAGACAGGAGTAACGCTTACCCTAGTGTACAGAATAAGGGTAAAATTGTACGTTTAAACGTACAAAATAAGGGTAAATTGTTTCATTATACTTACATACATATAACCTTTAAAATTAGGCGCACACATAAAAAAATGGGCGCAAACCTTTAACACCAACGAGAGATGAAAGAAGATAAAACTTGGATAATACTGCCAGTACTTGCTTTTAGTGTATATGCTGATGGGACAAAGGAAATTATGTTTGGTTGGTTGACTAAAACATATTGGTTTAAATTTTAACACCAAAGAGAGATGAAACAGACAGCAGTAGAATACTTATTAAAATATTGCGAGAGAGAAAATTGGAGCATTCCGTTTGATGTGGAACACACTGCCAAAGAAATGGAGAAGGAGCAGATGTGTGATTTTGCCGAACAATGGTTTGTATGCTTTGGCTATAAATCAGTAGAAGAATACTACAACAAAGTCTTTAACACCAAAGAGAGATGAAACCAGTAATTGAATACATAGATACGACGGGGATGTTTCCTAATCCGGATAGTGCATACCTTGTTGCTTGGGACGATGAGGAGAAAGGGAGGATAATGATTGGATTTAGTAAGTACAAGGATTTAGCGGAAGGATGCGCCCTCGTTTCGTATTCTTACGAATCATTCTACAAAGACCCAATCAATAAATTGAGCAATTACCTTGACGCCGGTATTGACTTATCAAGAGCACTCGTAAGGTTTGATGATTATCACCAAAACAAAAATAAGAAATGGAAGTAACGAAAGAACTGATGAAAAAGATATACGAAGATGGTCAGCTGTTTGGCCGGCACGTAGACTTTGAAGAATACTATAAAGACGAGTTTGAAGATGAAGGACCACAAACCTAACCGAAGAAGACGAAGAGCGATGCAACGCATCGGCGATAAGATAGCAGAACAGATATATAAACAAAGGGCAATAAAGAAAGCTAATGATACGGAAGAGAAAACACATCCGGGAGATACAGAAGTACCTGGAGATGCTAATGATTGACAACGTCAATATGACAATACAGGCAAGCAGGTTCGGCTGGACGCCGGAACTGCAGAATCAAATTATAAACAGCGCACTCCTGATCAGGAAGTACCAACGCAGGCTGCGCCTAATCAAGATGTGATGAATATAAAAGATGCAGAACGCCTAGTAAACAACAAGCTGGACTCCACAGACAAGCTACTGATAATGATGGAGGAGCTCCACAACCTAGCCCAAGACAGGCTAATAGAATTAATGAAACGAGACCTTAAAAACAACGGAATAGAAAATGACTAGAGACCAAGCCCTACGAGAAGCGGTGATAATGCTCGACGCAGCACTGCAGAGAGCGCAAGAAGAAAGCGCTCATTACCAATACCAGTATGGTCTAGAGGACGCCATAGAAATGATAAACGACTACAGAGCACAGCTAAAGTTTATAGAAACGATAAATGATAAGTCATAAAATAAACAAGGATCTAAAGATCAAGATATGGAATGCGCTCCTAACGCATTCGGTAGCCAACAGAGGTAAAGGCGATGGTACCCAGGAGCAGCAATACGTCGGCCTGCTAGGAGAATATACCGTCAAGGAGCTGCTAGGAATTGAAGTGCTTGATCTAAACGGATTCGATGGAGGATACGACCTAAAGATAAGCGGATCCAAGGTAGACATCAAAACGATGGGAAGAAGAGTAGATCCCCAGGACCACTACGTCAACAACTTCATTGCCTACCAGCAAGACTTCGACTGCGACTACTATGTCTTCTGCAGCCTAAACAAGGAGACCAGCCTACTGACCATATGCGGATACCAGGACAAGAAAACGCTGCTGGAGGTCGCTGACTTCTTCCCGGAAGGAAGCGTACGATACAGAGACGACGGTACCAAGTTTAAAATGAAGGCGCCAACATACGAGATAAAGAATCAAGATCTCAAACCAATAAACGATATAGAAGATCTATGGACAATGCCGGCACAGAGCTGATGCTCATCAACAAGCACAACTACAAGCGGATGGTAGACATCCTGGTGCAACTCTATATGAGAGGAAAGCTAGCTCCTGACGAAAGAGAATTTGTAAAAGGATTAGTTGACTTTGAATGATTAAAGTACTACGTTAGATAAAAACAAAAGGGACTATGAAAGACTACACACACCACTTCGATATAGACGGCATAGATGTATATGCCGTAGTATGGTATGACGAAGGCCAGGAAGGAAGCTACGACCTACCCTACATCTCGCCAAGCTATGAGATCAGGTCCATATGGATCGGGGACCAAGAACTGAACTACGGAGACTTCTTCGAGATGGTAGAAGAACGCATCCTAGATGAACTAGGAACACCGGAATGATAGATGGATGGTTTTGCTACGTATGCTCTACGGGAGCAGCTGATTATTATCGGAGAGATGATCAAAGACAACTCCGACAATCTTACTGCGCTACTACAACTAGAAGCACTATACACATCAATCAGCTTCTGTATGACATCAATAGAAAAGATAGAGAGAAGGATCCTGGAAGCACAGATTAAAAACGGACATCTAGAGATTGATATCCAGCAGCTCCGAAAGGAAAATAAGGAGTTAAAAACAAAGGTCGAAGACCTACTATCAAGAGTGCAGCTGTAAAAACGGCTGCATTTTTTGTTGTAGCACTACTGAAAAACAGTATATTAGTGCACAGATGGCTCAATAATTGTGAGTCAACAATGAATGAAAATACTTGAACTGCTTGCACAACGCCACCAAGATTGGATACAAATGGCCTTGAGCTTCGGACTTGACATAGAAGATGCCGAAGACCTGGTGCAGGATATGTATGTCAAACTTTATGAGAAGACGACATACGAACAAATCAAGTACGGCGAAGATGACGTCAATACATTCTACGTCTACGTCACAATGAGAAACCTATTCTACGATGAGAAGAAGAAGCAGGTGACAAAAGTAGATGTGACATCCATAAAGAACATAGCCAACGAAGAAGAATGCTATGACAAAGAGGTGCTCGAGGAGCTCCTCGATAATATGAACAAGTGCATCGAAGGAATGCACTGGTACAATAAGAAGATATTCGAGATCTACTATGGCAAAGGAGAAACGATCCGAGAGTTAAGCCACGGAAGTAAGATCAGTCCCAATTCAATATTCAACACATTAAAGAATGTCAGAGAAGAAATCAAATCCACGTGCAAAGAAGACTACAAAGGCTACACCAAGCAAGAGTAAAGGCCTAGGAGATAGCATAGAGAAGGTGACCAAAGCCACCGGTATCAAGAAGGTGGTAGAGAAGTTCAGTGAGGCAACAGGCCTCGACTGCGGCTGCGATGCTCGCAAGGAAAAGCTAAACAAGCTGTTCCCCTACAAGAGCAGGGTGCTGTGCCTAGAGCAATCAGAACACGAACAACTAGAAAGGTTCTTCAAAGGCTTTGACGGAAGAGAGATCAAGGAAGAATGGCAGGAGCCGCTATCACGGATCCACGCTAGAGTCTTCGAACACAAGTATTACATCCCGTGCTCGTGCAGCCCAAAGGAATGGAACAGAGTGATCCAGGACCTAAAGAAAGTATACAAGGAGTATGAAGGAGCTTGATCTGTATAACATAATCAAGCTATGCTACATCCAGGACCTGGAGAAAAGCGAAAAGCAATACTCACGCTTCGACTGCTACTCCTTGAAATATAGAATGGACATTGAACTCAAGTGCCGGAGAACGCACTACGATGAATTGATCCTGGAAAAGAAGAAGTACGATGCGCTAATAAAAAGAGCGCAAGAGTACAACACCCGAGCCTTCTACATAAACAGTACACCAAAGGGAATATACTCCTTCAACCTATCAGCACTGACGGACCTAGAATGGGAAATGAAATACCTGCCAAGCAAGACAGACTTCCCAGGCCGATCAAACATAGAAAAGGAAATAACGATGCTACCCATAGAATTAGCCACGAGATTAGATGAAGAATAAACTTGCGTAGTAACTTAATAGTTACGTAATTAGAGTAAACAAAAAAGGACTAACGATGAAAGACTACACCTACAAAGACGTGATCAGAGGAGTTATAGTATTCCTCCTGGCTACACTGGTATTCGGAATTATTAACGGTCTACTCGAGCAGTGGGCACCAAGCGGATACAGTGGGATATAGCAGAAAACAAATCCAGCTCCTGGACGGAAGTTACCAGGAGAAGGTTATCCTAGAAGAACAAGCGATCGACGATGACTTCTACTACGGATATCTAGGAAAGGCTGCGCTCTCAAGCAGCAGCATCAAGCAACTACTGAACAGTCCAAAGACGTACCACTATATGCAGAAGTATGCTCAACAGGACACCAAGAGCCTCCTGATAGGGAAGCTCTTCCACTGGGCAATACTTGAGCCACATAAGATGGATGCGGTAGAGGTCGTAGATGTGCAGAGCAGAAATGCTAAAGCATTCAAAGAAGCGAAGGAGAACAACACCCAGGTGATTACCAAGAAGGAGGAAGAAGAGATCCGGAGGCTTCAAGATGCGATGCTACGAAACGAGAAGGTTCTATCCTTCCTGAAGGGATCACAATTCGAAGTACCCTGCGTAGATACGCTAGGTGGATATGCCTTCAGGGCAAAGGCCGACATCATCCAGGATGGACACATCATCGACCTGAAGACAACGACGGACCTCAACGCATTCAGATACAGCGCACGGAAGTACGGCTACGACGTGCAATGCTACATCTACTGCAACCTATTCGATATCCCATACGAGAACTTCCACTTCGCAGCGATCGACAAAGGAAGCCTGGACATAGGTATCTACCACGTGAGCGAGGAGTTCTACCTCGCCGGAAGGGAAAAGGTCCAGCAGGGACTCGAACGCTATAAAACATTTTTTATAGACAAAATGGATATTGACAGTTACTTTATAGAGCAAACATTATAATGGAAAGAGTAAAGATTACCCAGGTACGTCCTAACCCAAACAACCCAAGGACCATCAAAGGACATAAGTTCGATAAGCTAGTGAAGAGCATCAAGGGCTTCCCGGAGATGCTCGACCTACGCCCAATCGTCGTCAATGATGAGATGATCGTGCTAGGAGGTAATATGAGATTGAGAGCCTGCCAGGAAGCAGGCCTCACAGAGGTACCAATCATCAAGGCAAGCAACCTTACCGAGGACCAGGAGAAAGAATTCATCATCAAGGACAACAGCTCCTTCGGTGAATGGGACTGGGATGCTCTAGCCAACGAATGGGATACAGAAGAGCTCCTAGACTGGGGAATGGACTTCCCCGAGGACTGGGCCCAGCTCGACGAAGAAGAAGCAACAGACGACAACTACGAGCCAACAGAACAAACAGAGATGTATGTTAAGCAAGGAGACCTCATCACCTTCCACAAGGCAGATGAGGAGCTCCACCGTCTGATCTGCGACGACAGCACGTCTCACGACGTGGTAGAGCGACTAACCGGTGAAAAATACTACGACCTAGTAGTAACGGACCCACCATACAACGTAGACTACGAAGGAAGCAACGGACTCAAGATCCAAAACGATAAGATGGGTGATGACGACTTCCTAAAGTTCCTCCAGGGCTTCTACGATGCCAACGCACTCAAGACAAAGAAAGGAGGAGGATGGTATGTCTTCCACGCCGACAGCGCAAGCAACGCCTTCCGACTAGGCTGGCAAAGAAGCGGACTGCTCCTCAAGCAGTGCCTGATATGGGTAAAGAACAGCATCGTCCTAGGAAGACAAGACTACCAATGGAAACACGAACCAATCCTCTACGGATGGAAAGAAGGAGCAGGACACTACTTCACAAACGACAGAACAAACCCAACAGTCATAGAACAAGAGGTAGACTTCAGTAAGATGAAGAAAGACGAGCTCGTGAAACTACTCGAGCAAGTAAACGAACAACCCAGTACAATCATTCACCACGACAAACCATCAAAGAATGACGTACACCCTACAATGAAACCTATACCTCTAGTAGGGGACCTGATAAAGAACAGCTCACGAAGAGGAGAGATCGTCGGAGATCCCTTCTCCGGATCAGGAAGCACAATGGTAGCCTGCCACCAACTCGGAAGAAAATGCTACGGCATAGAACTTGATCCGAAGTACTGCCAGGTCATCATCGAGAGAATGCAGCAACTAGACGAACACATAACAATTAAAATAAACGGAGAGCAGGTATAAGCAAAAGTTCTTGCAATAAGGCCTTCAGCCCAAATCCCTGAAGGTATTGGTTTGGTAATGCCGGAGTAGTGTCGCTTACGCTACCCGGCCTCTCCTATTTACAACTATGGCATCTAACAAAACCTTACATAATAAAAGACAGCTGATTGAAGCAATGGAACAGAGCCTAGGTGTCGTCACCCAGGCCTGCAAGATGGTAGGCGTAAGTCGAGTGACATACTACGACTACTATAACAACGACCAAGACTTCAAGAAAGCGATAGACGAGATACAAAACGTAGCTCTAGACTTTGCAGAGAGTCAACTACACAAGCAGATTCGAGAAGGCAGTACCTCGGCAACAATCTTCTACCTAAAGACCAAAGGGAAGAACAGAGGATACATAGAGCGCCAGGAGATACAGCACGACACGGACACAGGCTTCAACATCAAGATCGTAGATGCATCTAGAGACTAACGTAGTATTCAAGCACCTACTCCAGGCAGAAAAGAAAATCATCATAGAGCAGGGAGGTACCCGATCAGGAAAGACATACAACATCCTGATATGGATAATATACTACTGCCTATCCGAAGCGACAGGACAAACGATCACTATATGCCGGAAGACATTCCCGGCAGTGAGGTCATCGGTAATGAGAGACTTCTTCGAGATCCTCGAGAAGGTCGGTCAATACAATCCAACTAACCACAACAAGAGCTCACACGAATACTACCTCGGAGGTAATATGGTGGAGTTCATATCCCTGGACCAGCCACAGAAGGTCCGAGGAAGAAAGAGAGACCTGCTCTACATCAACGAGGCCAATGAGCTGCACTACGAAGACTGGCAGCAGTTGGTGCTCCGTACCAACGGACGCATCATCATTGACTACAACCCTAGTGACGAATACCACTGGATATACGACAGGGTTATAACAAGAGACGATGCACAGTTCCACAAGACTACCTACCTGGACAATCCCTTCCTGTCAGACACGATCATAAACGAGATCGAGAGGCTCAAAGAAACAGACGATCAATACTGGCAGGTCTACGGACTCGGAGAGAGAGGAGCGAGCAAGGCGCTCATCTTCCAGTACCACGAAGCAGAGAAAGTCCCGGAGGGAGCACGTCAGGTAGCAATGGGAATGGACTTCGGGTTCACCAACGATCCCACAACACTCGTAGCAGCATACGAATACAACGGAGAGCTATACTTCGACGAGAAGATCTACCAAACAGGAATGACCAACCGAGACATCCACAAAGCACTCCAGGGACTAAACATCGACAGGAGAGCGGAGATCTTCGGAGACAGTGCAGAGCCAAAAAGCATCAAGGAGCTGCAACTATTCGGCTGGAACATTAAACCTACAGCAAAAGGACCGGACAGTGTAATGGCCGGTATCGATATGCTTAAGCGCCACAAGATACACGTCACCAAGGGCAGCATCAACCTGATCAAGGAGATGAGAAACTACAAGTGGATAGAGGATACCAACGGTAAGATCCTCAACAAACCCATAGACAAGTATAACCACGCTATCGATGCGATGAGGTACGCTACCTACAACAGGCTCTCAAGACCAAACTACGGTCGCTACGCAGTGAGATAAAACTAAACAGAACAGGAAAAATCAGTTACTTATATATGGAGATTGAAATCATTGTCCCTGAAGGACTACACGAAATAACCCTAGATGAGTACCAACGCTTCGTCTCGCTGCAAAGCGAAGACGAGATGTTCGTAGCACAAAAGGCGATAGAGATCTTCTGCAAGGTGCCATTGATAGTGGTTAACAATATGCCCTACAAGGAGGTAGCCAGGATCAGCAAGAGACTATTCTCATACTTCGATCAGAAGAACAAGCTGACACAAAGGACCAGGATAGAAGGTAAAGTGTTCGGATTCATCCCGAACCTGGAGGATATGACCTTCGGAGAGTACGTCGACCTAGACACGACAGTTACAGACTGGGGAACAATGCACAATGCAATGGCCGTGTTATACCGGCCAATAGTAAGTGAGGCAAAGAACCTGTACAGGATAGAGGACTACGAGTCCAGCCACAAGTACAGCGACACAATGAAGAAGATGCCAATGAGCGTAGTGTTTGGTGCGCTGGTTTTTTTTTGGAGTTTAGGAGCGGAGTTATCGATAGCTATGCTGGAATCTTTGGAGGAGGAACAGAAGAACAAGACTACAGCGCCGGAGCAAACTTCGCCCGAAAGTGGGGATGGTACACTAGCTTCTATGCACTCGCTAAAGGAGACATTACAAGGTTTGAAGACGTTGCTCGACTCTCCATACATCAAGCAATGATGTACCTAGAATTTGAGAAAGAGAAGATAGACATAGAAAAACAGATGCTGAAGAAATGACAGGATACTACGACTTACTAGAAAAGCTAAAGACAAGCCTGGAGGCTAACCCTAGCATCAATACGGTCACTACCGGTGACCTGCTTGAGGTGGACCTAGCGAAGCAGACCATCTTCCCACTAGCCCACATCGTGATACAGAACGTCACCTTCTCCGATCACGTGATGACCTTCAACGTCAGCCTGCTGTTCGCTGACATCGTTGACATCAACAAGGACAATCCAAGAGACGGAGAGATCTTCAGAGGAAACAACAACGAGCAGGACGTACACAACACAATGCTCCAGGTAGCCAATAAGCTATGGACGGATATGAGCAGAGGAACAATCTTCTCGGACCAATACCAAGTAGAGGGAACGCCAACAGCAGAACCGTTCGTAGACCGGTTCGACAACGAGCTAGCAGGATGGGATCTCACATTAAGTATAAGCATACCAAATAAACAGATCAGTGCCTGCGTTTGAGTTTGAACATCTTAAAGAAACCTTCGATAAGTTCGGTAAGTACGTCGTGCAGCAAGCACGAACAAACCTCACCAAGAAGAAGAAGAACGTAAGCAAGAAGCTCTACGACTCCATAGGCTATGAGAGTAAGCCTAGCAAGAGCGGAGCCAGCTTCAGCTTCGAATTCTTTATGGAGGATTACGGAGAGTTCCAGGACAAAGGTGTAAGTGGTATCAAGAAGAAGTACAACACACCCTACAGCTACAAGAACAAGAAGCCACCAATCGGACCACTAGACAAGTGGATCGTAAGAAAAGGCTTCAAAGACATACGAGACGAGAAAGGAAGGTTCATCAAGAGAAGAAGCCTAGCATTTGCAATACAGAACAAGATATACAGAGACGGCATCAAACCGTCTCACTTCTTCAGTAGAGCATTCGCACTAGGATACAGAAGGATGCCACAGGACATCCGGAAGGCCTTCAAGCTCGACGTCGAACAGTTTATGAAATACACCCTAAAAGATATATTCTAATGCCGATTGTATCACCACAAAGCCTAGTAGGCGCTCGGAGCCCGATATACATCACAGCCAACTACGGATCCCTAGCAGGATCAATAAGCGACATCACCCTGGAGCTGTACATCTGGACCGGATCAAGAAGCTCCGTACCAGGAACAGCAGAGTACACCTTGTACCGTGATGTGTTTGCAGGAACCGATGTATCCTTTGACATAGCGCCAATGGTCAAGGAATACCTATCCAACACCTACGAAGGATTCGATGCTACGGACGTGAGCTACGCTCCGGACGGCAGTGTCGTATGGGTGCAAGCTGACTACACAGTAAACTACATAAACAAAGCCAACCCACCACAAACAATAAACGACACAGGAAGCACTGACATCTTCGAAGCGACAAACGGATACCACCTATTCACGGAAGGATCAAACAACGAGCTAGAGAAAGGATATGCATCGGTAAATGCCGAGAAGTATATCCAGGACACAGGAAACGAAGTGGTGCCGGTATATCTTGGCCAATGGGGTGAAGGATACGATATCTACTGGTCCTACAAGGACCGAGTAGTTGCTGACGGAGGAACAGTAGAAGGCGGAAGTGGATGTGCGAACATAGGCCTCCACAAAGTAGAATACGTAGGAGATGGTGGATACAATGTAGACCTGCTGATCACTGAATCACAGCTCCAAGGATTACAAGCAGAAGAGCGAGTGATGCTACTACCTTGTGGCATTGACAATCTGACGTCCTGGCTAGACAGTGTAGACGAGCCACTAGTATACTCAAGATACTACGATCTAAACCTAAAGGACTGCTTCGGCACAACGCTAGATACAAGACGATTCTACCCTACCTGCGAGGTGAAGTACAACCCAGCACAGATGCAATTCGTAAACAAGAACGGAGTATGGGAAAGCATCACCTTCTTCAAGAGAAGCGACGAGGCCATTCAGGCCACGTCAGAGCGATACAGACGCTCGGTAGGTACATCGGGAGCCTCTGGTTTTACTTACGACAGCACAGAGCCTGTCTACGAGAGATACAACACCAATGGAACAAGGACCTACACTCTCAATACCGGCTGGGTAGGTGAAGACTACAAGC